TATGACTACCCGATGCTCGAACGTTATGAATATGTAACCCAATACCTCCCGCCCATTTAGAAATCATTGCACAATCCCGAAGTGTATTATAAATACCACTAATGCTATCATTTTCCATAGCTAATAAAAAGCAGGAAGACAGTTGCGGGTGTGGTGTTCCAGCATTAAAAAGAGTGGGAGTCGCGTGTGTAAACATTTTACGCGACATGAGGTCGTACGTTTCGCGAACTCGCATACTATTATCACCATGTATACCAATAGCTACACGAAGCCACATATGTTGCGGTCGTTCAACAATGACCTTGTCAATTTGCATCAAATAGGCACGTTCTAATGTCTTACAGCCAAAATATTCAATAAAATAATCGCGGTTATAATCACACAGCGCATCAAATTCCTCGCTATTTGTAGAAACGATATTAAAAAAATCGTGGGTTACCAATGGACAGTGTTTATTATGCTTATCGCGATATTCATATAATTTGCGCATTACCGCAGTAAAAGATGATTCTGTATTTTTATGATGATTAGAAACAGTAATCCGCCCAGCCAATGTATTGTAATCAGGATGAATACTTGACATTGATGCACATTGCTCTGCAGATAAATCATCAATTTTGGTGGTAGAAATACCTGAATATAATTGGTCAATCACTTTCATAACAAGTGCGGTGTAATTCAACTTAATATTGGCTTCTTGTCCTAATTTCTTGATTCGTGCTGAAATTTTATCAAAGGATACAATTTCTTGTTTGCCATTACGCTTAGTTACATACATTTCATCATCATTTAGCATATTATCGGTAGACATGCTAATTTCGGTTGTATATAATAATACCCCATAATTATCTATATAGTTTTTGTTATAATTTTATCATAAAGTATTTTATTTTCTATTTATTATTTATAATGCCCGGAAAATCACTTTGTAAAGGTAAACGCGTTAGTACACCTAACAAATGTAAAAAGGTTCGCGGGTGCAAGGTTGCATCTGGTAAGAAGAGAACTTTTTGCAGAAAAGCAAAAAATCCTAAGAGTAAATCTACAAGAAAAACTCAAAAACGTAGTAAGAAATAAACATCTAATTTTGTAAATATATCAACATAAATACTTTGATATATTTTTATAAAACGTTTCCATTATCATCAATTTTTATTAAACATACTGGCTTATCTACATTGGTAAAGACATTCATTTGAACACCATCATCACTAACAATAGACATGGAACGGTCACTTACTTGGCGTTTTTTACTCGCTCTATGTTCATACCCCTCAGACCGTTCTTTTACTATAGTATCCCATATTTCTTGAATACGAGGAACTGCATTGGAAAACCACACCCGATTTCTTGGAATATACACACACGATATTTCATCCAAATACCAATATTTTACTGAAAACAATACTCTATTGTCAACATTCATCATTTCTTTTTGTGTATTTATCCATTTGTTAATATTCTGTTCATATAATGGAACATCTAATGGCATATACACATAATAAGGGATATTGGATAACTGTGTTTCTTCATTAATTACAGAAGGTGGTCTTTCCATAAAATGCAATATAACACCACGGTAATCGCGTTTAATATCGCCAAAAAATGAATCAGCTGTATCATATTCTTTAAAACGGGTTTCTACAAAATCACACTCATCCAAATCACATGTTTCCATTTGTATCTGTGTTTGTATCCAATATTCCTGCTTTGGTATACCTGTAATCTCACGATTTACTATATTCTTTATTTCTAACATGCGACCAAATCTCTTATTATCTGGAGCGATATTAATTCCATCTGGAGATGCTCCAATGTAGGAATGCATTGGATGTGGAATACATCCAAACTCACCGACCTTTGTGTAAAACATATCTTCGTATATTTGAATAGTTACTGGTTCATACTTTACGCCCCAATGCATTGGTCCTTCTGTACATGTATTACTTCGTATTTGTATTAATGTATCTAATGGTTTACATTTTTCATATATTAAATTATTAACCTGTGACTGTGTACCAAATACTTTCCATAAATTACTTGCAGTTATCAAATTATAACGAAATTTATACCATTCATCTGTTTTTTGTTCTGGTTGAGGAATACATTGTAAGAGTGCTATTTTTTCTGCCATAATAAATATATCATTTTCAGTCATATTATTCATTTCATTTTCTTGTTGTATATATGAACGGCGTGGTATATCACAAATATCTAAAAATACATCAGCTGTTTCTTCTATGATTATTTTTATCTCCTCAAACAGTATTTCCTCATCAGTTTTATCCATATCATCATCTATATTTGTTGAATATAGAACATCTACATATAATACTTCTGTTGTATGCATTATCATACTGGTATAAAATTTTGGAGAAGATAGTGATAATATATTTTGTTTTATATATTCTTCCATTATATCATATGCAGTTGTAGTTAATTCAGTAAAATCTTCTTCTTTTATTATTTCATCATCACTGTTATCACTATCACTATCACTATCATAATTGTTATCACTATCACTATCATAATTGTTATCACTATCATCATTTATTGATTTTACTATATCATTTTCCAAACTACTAACTTCACTACCAGAATTTGTATATGTTTCATCACTTGATTCTATTGTGATTTCATCAATGCTCTCTATACGAATTAATGGTATAGAATCATAGGATGATGTTGTAGAATTTGAATCCGTTTCTGGAAAAAATTCTGAATCTGTATTTTCCATTGCTATCTATATATATTACAATATAATATCTATATCTATCCTGACATATATATTATATGAATCATTTATTTATCATTGTCGTTGCAATTATTTATTATTTTTTCATTTATTCCTCCACCTTTTACACGCTTAGGAGTTAATGACTTTAATGTAGATACTCGTTTTGTATCAGTAATCTTTAACGTGAAATTATGATTTAATTGATTAAAATGTAATGAAGGAATTGATATTATTTTCATTTCTTCTTTATTATACACAATATCTTTACTCTTAGACAACTTGTTCTTGTCCAAACAATCTTTGAAAAAATTCTTTAATAGCCTTACATCCTTTGATGGCATGCTATGTTGTTTTCCATAACTTTCTGCAAATGTATGAAGTCTTTGCAATTTTGCAGTTTTGTCTAATTTTATCCAATTATCCGTTTTATTTTTTTGACGTTCACGGTCAAGCATATTATCTATACTATCCAGTGTATTTTCTATCTTCTCTTCTTTTACTATTTTATTTTCTTTTTGTTCTTCTTTATTTGCATTAGTTGCTGTAGATGTAAACATTATATAATGTTGTTGTCTTTATATACAAATTATATTACATTATGTTTATCTTGTTTTCATAAAATACATTTGACATACGGAGAACCCCTTACGTAAATCTGTCTAATTTCGTTTTATCTGGTCCATTTATATGGACAAATTGTGGATTACGATTTTTATAGGTGGCTGTCGCGTTTTCCCATGTAAATTTGTCCCAATCCATGTCTTCTGTGTTTAAAAATAACTGGTTCTCATAATCCAAATTAAATAACCATGGATATTGTAAATATTGCTTTGTCCAATACCGCTGATCATCATCTGCATCATTGTATTCATAATCAAGTAAACAATAACGCAATGCCCATGCATATCCTATAAACATGCCACTATTTAAATAAGGAAATTCAGTTTTTTGTTCTGGATACTTTGAAGACTCTTCCTTATCAGGATGACACTGTGACTCGCAACCAAACATTATAGGTTTCTTTTGTTGTATAAACCTCTTTAATACTTCTATTTGAGAACCTCCATATACAACATCATATGCATCTGTAAATAACACGATATCTTGAGGTCGTATCTTCTCATTAAATACAAAATCACGGGTTTCGCGTAATTTCACCCCGAAATTCCCTGTTCCTTCCCAACCGATTTGTCGGTTCTCGTTTAACCCCAAAATAATCATTTGTTCATTCTGTTTTTTTACACGTTCTATAATTTTGTCAAGTACATGGTGTTGTTTTGTCGCAACAGTGATATAATGTAGGTTTATACCGAAATTTGACATTATAATTTATATCATAAAAAAATTCTATATTATTTTTATTGTATTTGTTTTGTTTCTTTTTGTATTTGTTTCTTTGTTTTTGTTTTGTTTAATCACTAATTAATTCCAATTCACACCCAGTATCAAATCCATAAATGGTATCATCCATTGACCAACCATTTTGTTCCAATATATCGGTATTCGTGTCGTCACAGTCGCTTGTGTAAGATTCTTCGTCATCGGGATCTAAATAAATAAGGCGGTGTATCTCTTTCAATTCTTCGGGTGTAAAACTATCCTTATTGCAAATTTCTTCATAACAATCACACCCATCATCTAAGCTGTCTACCGACACCCCCGGATAATCATTCAATATAATTGATTCTTTTTTCAAAATTTCTTCTTTTTCTTTGTCTGTTAATTCTATTTCAAATGTTCCCCAATAAAAGTAATTTGTTACTTCAAACCGAACATGTTTCCCATTAGACAATGTATTGGTCCATTGTTCAGTTTGATAAGTAGACTTCTTATAGTCAGCAGAAATTTCATATACATGAATTTCATCCGTTTCTGTATTTTCGGTGGGTTCTTCCATTGATACAGTAACATCGCCCGGTTCAGTTACGACATTTCCAGTAACCTCTGTTGTATTTGATTCTACGCTTATAAACTCCATGTTAAATTATACATGTCTAATCATATGTTTGATGCATCAATTTTTTATGCATATAATATAACAATCAATGCCAACGCGAAAAAACCAGAAATCAAAGAAACCCAATAACAAATTTAGAAAAACTCGGTCAAAACGACAGACGAGAAAATCCAAGAATAAACCTCGTTCAAAACGCCAGAGAGGTGGTGTGGCAAGAAAGGGCGGTTCTAAACCTGACCCTGATGATTTTGGAGACCTATTTACTGACCCCGAGTTTGCCACAATAGTGGCAGCAGAAAATGCAGAGATTAACGCGATAAACGAACTATTAGTAGAGGAAGCAGAAAATGCAGAGATTAACGCGATAAACGAACTATTAGTAGAGGAAGCAGAAAAGGAAAAGGAAGGGAGGAAGAGAGGAAGAGACGAAGAAAATGCAAAACTTATCGCCAATATGCCGAATAAAGCAGATGGGAATAAGAATAGGCATCCCGACAAAGTCCCGAGCGAATGGGACAGAGTGAACCATCCGGGCGAAAAATGGCCAAAGACAATGCATAGAAGAGGTGGACAAATCAAAAAAGACAAGAAAAAGTATAAGACGAAACGATAAATTAAATATTTATTTAACGATTTTTTAAATTATATAAATATTTTCATATATATTATATAACTATGGATAAAGACGAAATTATTAAACAGCTTCAAGATGAAAATGCTTTATTAAAAGAACAATTAAACAAATATCTACTCAAAAACAAAAATTACTACGAAAACAATAAAGAAGAACACAAGAAAAGAGTCAAAGATTATCAAGAGAAAACAAACTATACTAACAATATTACAAAGGAAAAGAAACAACAATATGCAAGGCGTGCTTATTTAAATAAAAAGGAAAAACTTAAAAAAGAACAGGAAAAATTTGAGGAGAATATTTAGGAATTTATATAATTAATTTTTAATTATATAAAATAATATCTTTAGTTACTATATATAAATATGGGAGGACCACCACCTTTATGCGAACACGGAGGAAGACGATATAATTGTATTCCATGCAAAGGAAACGGAATATGCTTTGATGAAATTCATAATGATACACCACGTCGTAAAGATAGATGCAAAAGTTGTTCTGGTTCTAATCTATGTAAATGTGGAAAAATAAAAGAAAATTGTGTTGAATGTAAAGGGGCATCTATATGCGAACATAATAAACGCAGAAGACGATGTCCTATATGCAATCCAAACAGCAAAGAGTTATGCCCTTGTGGAAAAAGCATTACTGTTTGCATAAAATGTTGTGAAAAATGTCCTTGTGGAAAAATGCCTTCCAGATGTAAAATACATGGAGGTAGTCAATTATGTAAAGCACCTCTATGTGAAACAAGAGGTATTACAAAATATAATGGGTATTGCTTACCTTGCGTTCTTCATTTCCACCCTGAAATTGAAGCATCGCGTAATTTTAAAACGAAAGAAAATGACGTAGTTGAAAAAGTGATTGATAAATTTCCGGATTTTGGATGGATTGCTGATAAACAAATTGAAGGTGGATGTAGCAAAAGACGACCAGATTTGTTGCTTGAACTTGGAAGCCATATTATTATTGTGGAAGTAGATGAAAATAAACACGATACATACGATTGTTCTTGTGAAAACAAAAGATTGATGGAAATTTCTCAAGATTTAGATCATAGACCTATCTCATTTATACGTTTCAATCCTGATAGTTATGTTGATGAAAACGATAAAAAAATATCATCGTGTTGGAAACTAAACGGTTATGGTGTTATTTCTGTTCCTAATACAAAGATAAAAGAATGGGAAAATAGGTTGAACGTTCTCTTTCAACAAATTGATTACTGGGTAAACAACGTTCCTGACAAAACTATTCAAACTATTGAACTCTTTTATTAGTGTTAATATTATAAAATTTATAATATTAAATTTTTTTAGTGATTAATAAAACCATTATTAACAGAATAATGCAGTTAATTTAGTTGCTGTAAGCCACGCCGGCCATGCCCGACATGACACGGAGAACGTTGTAATTAACGGCGTAAACACGGACCTTGGCGGTGGCAGAACCAGAGACAGTTCCGGAAGAAAGGACAAGTTGAAGGACAGCGTTGTCAATTCTGGAGAAGTTGCAGCTGCCAGAAGGTTGGTGCTCCTCGGGGCGAAGGGCGAAGGAGTACACGTTGATACCGGCATCGGGGGCACGTGTGTGGTGTTGGAAGGGTTGGACCATGTCAAAGTAGGAACCCTCACGCTCGGAGAAGCGGTCTTGACCGTTAAGTTTGAGCTTAGCGGTGACAACAGGGTTCTCACCCCAGCAGTGCATGTCAAGGGCAGACTCGGCAAGGACGAAGGCACCGGCATCAGAGAGACCAGAACCAGTACCAGTGAGAGCTGCTGCTTCTGCTGGTGTAGTACCAGTATCTGCGGCATCAGAGGCAGTAGCAGTCTCAAAAAGACCACTGGAAGTGATGAATTGGTCAGCACCACTGGCAGCGGCCTCACCAGCAAAGGCGTGGATGGCGTTAGGAAGAGCATCAATGGCATCGGTGTAGTTGAAAGGTTGGGCACCGAATGTCTTGTTAAGAAGAGTACCAGCCTCCAAAGAAGCACAGTAGTCAACATTGGCATCAGGTTGGACAACCCAGACAAGCTCCTTGCAAGGGTGGTTGAAGTTGAGCTTGATCTTGTTGGAAGAGGAACCGACAGATTCATCACCTGTGAATTGAAGTTGCTCAATCAAGTACTCATGGGGGTTTTGTGCCATCTTGCGGCGCTCATCTGTGTCAAGGAAGATATAGTCAACATAGAGAGAAGCGGCAACAAGGGATTGTTGGTAAGCACCGGAAGAACTGGTGGCGGTAGTGGTGGAACCGTCCATATGGCTCATAGCCCAAAGACATTCACCAATAGGACGGAAGTCAATGTTGATCTTGACCTCGTGGTATTGAAGAGCAATCAAAGGAAGAGCAAGTCCGGGGTTGCGGCAAAACCAGAAAAGAAGGGGAACATAGAGAGTGGTCTCAGGAAGGGCCTTGCGAGGGGCACAGACTTGAGCGGGTCCACCAGCGGCACAGGGACCAGAGACATCGGCAAAGTCGGGGTCAGTAAGGTATGTAAGTTGTGTGGTGTTACCAATCATCTTGTAGTAACCAGCTTGTTGCTCCTTGGAAAGGGTAAGTTGGTTCCAGATGTGCATCCAGTCACCGTATTGACGGTCAATGCGTTGACCACCAATCTCAACCTCAACTTGGGCAACAAGTTGCTCACCGACGAAGTCCAACCAACGGGCATAGACAGCATCATCGGTGGTCTTGGCCATACCTTGGTTGATCTCAGGAAGAGTAACTTGAAGGTAGGTACGGTAGGCAAGATCACCGTTACGGCTGATTGTGCATGTTACACGGCGGCCGAAATCGGCTTGACCGGAGAATGTTTGCTCAATGGATTCCATGGCAAAGTTGGTGTGGCGTCTGTAGGACACCTTCCAGAAAGTAATCTCAGGGGTTCCGGTAAGGAACACGTCTTGTGCGCCATAGGCGACGAGTTGCATTAAACCTCCAGCCATTATGTATGGATTATAAGGTATACAAAGAAAATAATTTGAGAGAAATAAATAAAAAGAAAAATTAATACTTCTTTTTATTTCAAATATTCCTAAATAAATTGCTACTTGGTTATTCGTTACAAATTAATAACAACAAATATTTATGATTTACCGATTTAAGGTTTTCATGTTTCTTCTTCATACTATGCAGAGAAAATAATCTAAATCACTGTTTTTGTTATATATGAGTAATCAGTCTTACTACTAAACTTGACTACTCAAAACATAATCGGTGGACAAATTGGATGCAACAAATGTTTCTAAATAATTCTCCTGAAATATTTCTTGGCGATTTTCATGTTTTTTAGTGAAAATATAGGATTCTTGCGATTTGCGGACTGTCCAACCTTGCTCCAGAGCATTTGTTATAAACAACATTTTCTGGAAAGCTGGTTTTGATATATGTACCTGATCTGGCAATCCTATTGTTTTAGGTGAAGACATTTCTATAATCTTGGTTTAGACAGAATTTTGTAGAAGGTTACGAGTTAGTTTTTTTATCTTGATTATATAAATACTATGCCGCCAAAAGCAAAACCAAAACCAAAGATTAAGATAAAAGTTAAAAAATTATCAAAAAAACAATTAGAAAACAAAGCAACTGAATGTTTAAAAGACCTTCATAAAACATATACCGAATTTCAAGGCAAATTTCAAAACATTATAAGGGATTGTAGTAATAAAAATCCAGATAAAGATAAATTAAAAACAGAGTTATTTAATACAGTACATTCTATTTCTCATGTATTAAGTAAAGCTGTTCCATTAGAGTTACGTAATTCACCCAATGACCATTCAAAACAAATTAAACAATTATTAAATAATTGGATTAAAGAATCTTCTACAAAGAAAGATTCAAAAAAATCTATTTCATATACTGGAATAGTTAAACAATTTATAGAAGCAAGCCTATCGCCCGAAGGTACAGTACGATTCAGTCGTACCAAAAAAAATTCTGATTCGGTTTACAGACCATTAGATGTACGTAATATCATTAATCCAACTGCAGATGATAAACAATGTGATATAGCTTTTGGTACAGACAACTGGCCAGGTACTCATAAATGTTATATATGTGGATTATGTTTACATAACATGCAATCCGATAAGTGTGGAGCACCTTGTGAACATTTATTAAATATATATCAAGTAATGATAACATTTGGGTTTATTGAAACTGAAGATAGTGCAACAATTGATGATACCGATGTTAGAAAAAATATATATGCACCTTCTTGTACTTGTTGCAATAGTGAGAAATCCAATATCGAGATTATTTCTTTTAAAAATAATAATTGGCAAGTTAATGAAAATAATGTAGACATGTTATTGCACCAAGTACAAAATTCCAAGAGGGAGTGTTGTTATAAAGATGGACATCCAGAAGAACCAAGTAAAAATAAAGGAAATAATGGTAAAGTTTGGGCAAAATCTATTAATAAAGATAATTGTGATGACAGGGAAGACAACTTGATACAATTTCCAGGAGAACAACATACCAGGCCTTTATACGGTGTAGACTTAAATGACCGTAAAGTTAAAATAGTTGAAATGTTAAATAAACGTGTAACTGTATTAAATCAACAAGTACCTCGTCCAAGAACCACTAAGAATATGTTACAACTTAACGCACTAATACAAATAGCTACTTTTTTTACCCATATTTCTTTTAATGCATATAAAAAGATTGCAGTTGAAATGGTTGGACGTACACGTGGTGGTAATCCTACCGGTGACGATGATGACGATGGTGACGATAGTGACGACAGTGAATACGAATTCTGTAGTGATACAGATGCGGATTGTTGTGACGATACAGATACAGATTGTATTAATATTGAATTTAAAAAATTATTTGAATTTTACTTTTGGAAAGAAATTAAAGAATTTATAAAATTTATAAAATCAACAACCGCGTCAGTTACATTAGATGGTATCAATACATTATTACCTTCAGATATATTTAATGGTGATTTTGAAGATTATCAATTAAATGGAATTTGTTCTACTAATGATATTCAAACCGTATATTATACATTATTTATGGATACAGAAGACCAAGCAATGAAAAAAGCAGCACCAGCAATGAAAATAGCAGCACCACAAGCAATGAAAAAAGCAGCACCAGCAATGAAAATAGCAGCACCACAAGCAATGAAAAAAGCAGCACCAGCAATGAAAATAGAAGCACCACAAGCAATGAAAATAGAAGCACCACAAGCAATGAAAAAAGCAGCACCAGCAATGAAAATAGCAGAACCAGCAATGAAAATAGCAGAACCAGCAGCAATGAAAATAGCAGCAGCATTGAAAATATCACCAAAATGGAAACCAATTGGTGGGATACCATTTACTTATTTTGACAGTCAACATACTGACAGTGAACATAATGACAGTCAACTCTCCGATTATAGTAGTGGAATTGGTACAGAAGACGTTAATAAATATAGTAGTGATAGTCAAAGTCAACCAAGTAGTGAAGGTGAAGATGATGATTATACTGAAGAATTGACCGGTTTTATTCAAACAGGTGTTAATACATCAAGTAAACGGTCCAGCAGCAGCCCGCATGCACCCGTTGGTATTGAAAGCCCAAGCAAAAGAGCGTCACCATTTACATTTCAATTTGGACCATCAACAACAAATAGGCCAAGTTCAGTGAATCCTCACATGAACAAGGAACATCCTCAACTTGGTCCTCCAAGTTGGTCGCGGTCGCGGTCAGCTCCAACATACCATGGTGATTATGGTGGTGGAACAAAAACACGTAAAAATAAAACAAAGAAACAAAATAAAACAAGAAAACAAAAACCC